TAGAATTAAAGAGTGTATTACTTTTGTGATGATTGGTTCAAATTTTAATAATCCAAAATTTGATTCTCAGACAAAAGAACGATTAACCAATTCTGTTTCTGAGGTAAAAGAATATTTTAATTTAGATGAAAAGAAATTCAAAAAGTTTGTTAAAGAATTCTTTGAAACATCTGAATTATTAGATCCTATTATTGAATCTGCTTTAGCTAGAATTTTAGCAGCTGAAAAAGCCTTGGAAACAAAATTAGCTAAAAAGATCAAAAAAGTTAATGTTCCATCACACATTAAAGCCGGGCAAAAAGAAAATAGTATTTTGTTCTTAACAGAAGGTGATAGTGCTATTTCATCATTATTAGATTCAAGAAATCCAAAAATTCATGGAGGATTTCCGTTAAGAGGTAAAGTTCTTAATACATTTGGTGAAACTAACGCAAGAATTTTAGAAAATAAAGAACTTGCTAATATTATTAACATCCTTGGATTAGAATTTAATAAATCTCCAATTGAAATTGATAAACGCGGCAATGTTATTTGTAATATGAATTATGATTATATTGGCATTATGACTGATGCTGATGTGGACGGTGGTTCAATTCAATTATTATTATGTTTATTCTTTTCTAAATGGCCTGATTTGTTTAAACATAATCGAGTAAAAATTGTTAAGTCTCCTAGATGGATTTTAACATCTAAAACTGAATCATTATTCTTTTACACGGATGAATCGTATGAAGAATTTTGCAGTAAGAACAAAACTAATTCATATGAAATCAGATATATCAAAGGTCTTGGTAGTTTACGTAAACATGAATATAAGAAAATGTTAAATGAACCTTTCTTTGTTGATGTTAAGTTAAATGATAATTATCAAGAATGGCTTGATATGTTATTTGGCAATAATGCAGATTTACGAAAAGATTGGATGTTAGAAGGAATTACTCCAGCTGAAGTAAAATCTGCTCAAAATAATAAACAAAATATTTTTGAAGGTTTATGATGGAAGTTTATCAAAATTTATCCGGAGATCACACAGAAGGAATTGAAATCAGGAAAGAACAGAATCTTGTTAAGCTTACTGTTGTTAATTTTAATAAATCAGTATCTGTTTATTTGTCGGAAAAACAAATTATAGAGTTACATAAAAATTTAATCTTGGCATCCATAACATAATTCATAAATGGTCAATTTTTAATCAATTGACCATTTTCTTTTAAAAATCTATTTACATCTGTTTTTAATCAGATATAATAGCAATCGTTAAATCAATTTATTAATGAGGACTTACAAAATGATTAAAACAGAAAACCAAAAACCAGAAAACAAAAATTATGAATTATGCGCTGATATCCTAGCAACATTTTCGATTTTAGAAAAATGGGGATTTGATAGTATCACAAGTAATTTATCTTTATTTGCAGAAGTGTTAAATGAATTGGATTTCAAAACATTTAATGGTTTACCACTGAATTCATCAAACTTATCTAATATGTTCCGTCGTTTATCTAAAAAAGAACGTGAATCATTATTAGAAGAATTTAATTCTGGATTCAGATCATTCCATTTAATGCAAGAACAAAACACAAGAAATATTATTCACTAACAACATGTAGGAGAAATTAAATGATTATTAATCAACCTAAATCAGAAATCTTTGGCTCACAGGTAGAAACTAATAGTTTTTCTATCAAAAGCTCACCAAAAGCATTCCAGATTTTGTCATCTAATTTATACTCAAACAAAATCCGTGCAGTGATTCGTGAATATTCTTGTAACGCATTAGATGCTCATCGTTATGCGAAAAAAGAAAAAGAACCATTTCAGGTAACTTTACCATCTGAGCTGCAACAAAATTTTATTGTTCGTGATTTCGGTAACGGTTTATCAGAACAAGAAATTAAAGAATTATTTACCACATATTTTGGTAGTTCAAAAGATCAATCAAATGATTTTACCGGTGCATTAGGATTAGGTTCTAAATCTGCATTTAGTTATACAGATTCATTTAACTGTACTTCATATCACAATGGAACTAAATCAGTTTATTCGTTATTTTTAGACCAAGGTGAACCTAAAGTTACTTTGATGTATCAATCAGAATCAGATGAACCGTCTGGGGTTGAAATTAATATTCCAGTTCAATATAACGATATTTACTCATTTGAAAATGAAGCTCAAATTGTTTACTCTGCATTTGATGTAAAACCAATTGGATTTGATAATAAAACAGAAATTCAATATTACTTCAAAGACTTTGGCACAATTAATTTACAAAAATCTAGTATCAGCCGCGATGAATTCGCTGGTAAATACATTTACGCTAGAATGGGTAATGTTTTATATCCTATTTCATCTGAATATACAAAGAATTATAGATTTAATCTAGAAATATATGGATTTGATTCTTGGTCAAATATTATATTCGTTGATTTTAATATCGGAGAATTAGATATTGCTCCATCACGTGAACAATTATCTTATGACAAAACAACGATCGAAAACATCGACAATAAATTAAACCAAATTTTTGAAAATACTATTTCTAAAATGGTAGAATTCCATAAAGATGAAGTCAATAAGGAATCATGGTTTAAATTTGGTAAATCCATTGCAGAAATTACTATAAAATGCCATGGGTTATCGCGATTTACTCGTGCTTGTCATTGGATGGCGGGCTCACATGGAATTCAAAAATATCTGCTTAGTTTAACTGAAAAAATTAATGGATATACATACAAAGAATGTAAAGAGCTTACATTCAAAGATGTTATTAATGATTCTTATTATAATAATAATGTAGATCTTAATGGTGTTGAAATTAAACCAGATCCAGTTACTGTTTATTCCAGAAGCCGTTCTTTAAACCGATATAAACCTGTTCGTAATGGTTCTAATTATATTGACCAAGTTATGCATACTGATTTGTATGAAAAACCGCAAATGTTCTTTGATGTATTGTGGTATGATATGCAAGAAACAGATGTGGTTATCGTTTTAGACAAATCCGATTATAAAAGACGTAAACCAGTTATGGATTATTTGGTTAATGAATATAGTAAAACTAAAAATGGATTTTTGATTATTTCAGCTAATCCAAAAATTTGCGATGATATCAAAAAATTCTTAGAAACTAAATACAAAAATACGGAATTAGTTCTATTAGACCTAGATGATAATCTAGAACAAAAAGTTAAAGATTATATTAGCTCATTAAAACCAGAAACAAAAGATAAACCTCAAAAAACAGATCCAATGGGAACTATTTTTGAAATTAATAAAAATACTTTTGATAAAGAAGGAACAATTAAAGACGATTTAACTAAAATTGATTTATTTGGTATCAAAGATCTTCGAGCATTTGTTGCAGATAACCCAGATGCTTTATTTGTTCCTTTATATGAAGGTTGGTATAACTTACGTTGGATATTTAATAATTCTGGTTTTAATGATATCAGCGCATCTAATTCGCAGGAAATTAAAAACCTTATTGAATTAGCAGAATCAGCCGGTAAAAAAGTTTATGGGTATATGTTTAAAGACAGATGTTCCGATGCTTGGTATGATGCTGTAAAACCATATAAGTATGACTTACAAACATTCTTATCAGTAAACCCATTAGGAGCGGATGCTAAAGATATCTATAAACCTTTAATTAAACTCGGTTTTTATAACAGTTATGGTAGCTGGGAATCATATAATTTAAAATGGGATTTGGGAGTATTCAATCTTGGCCGTTTTGTTAAATTAAATGATAAAGAACAAATTGTGTATGAACAGTTAAAAGATATTGCTAGAAAAAATGCATTTTGGATTGAGCCTAATTTAGACTTTTTTGATTCTCAGTTGGATGAAATGGAAATAGATATTCCTTTTTATGAATCAGAATTAAGAAATCTATTTACAAAGGTTTTAGAACTTGATAAAATTAGATTTGAAACATTAAATGAAACAATTAATAAAATCATTGATAAAATTAGCCCATTGAAATATGTTAAAGATATTTTAGGTGAATTCGGCCCAAATAATGTTTCACAATATTCTGATTTTTTAGGAGATTCGAATTCAAGTTCTTATGAAGAACAAGTTAAAGTATATGAATCATTTAGTAAAATGATGAAAAATCAACAAGAGGTATTTTAATTATGAAAGATTTATCTTTATTAGATATTACACGTGAAAGACGCAACGAATATCTTCGCGATTATTATTCACAAGGTTATACATATTCAGAAATTGCCAAAGCAACTGGATTAACATATGATACTGTTCGCGGTGTATTACGCAATGAACCTAAACCAACTACCCAAAAAGAAGATTCAACAAAGGCACCAGGTTTATCTGAACTTCATGAATTAATGGGTATCAGTACAGTAACACAAGATGAACTTGATGCACCAGTTGAAGGTAATTCAAGCCAAGATTACAATTATTCAGATGATTTTGCTGAAGTCGATGAACATTTAACTCCGCCTGTTGAACCTAAGAATGTAAAATGGGTTGCAAATAACACTATGGTTAATATTGTTATTAACGGTGAAGTAGTAAATGCTGATTATACGCACCCATCCTTTAAAGAAATTATTGCAGCATGTTTAGCCGAAGATTTTGAAAAAGCAATTAATTTAGCTAATACCGGCAAAACAATTGAAAAATGGTCTTTAGGCGCATTTGAATTCAAAAATGGTAAATTATACTATTGCGGAGAAACATTACACGGTTCTTTAATTGAAAAAATTATTAAATCAATTCAAGAAGGTGATCAAAATGTGAACAAGTATGTATTCTTCCTTGAAGATGCACTACGCAATGATAAAAACTCATATAATGAAATGTGGGATTTTATTAAACATAATGATATTAAGATTCATGATAATGGCGCAATTATCGGCTATAAAAAAGTAACTGTTGGTGCTGATGGTAAATTATACGATTCTTATACTCATACAGTTCCTAATGACCCAGGCACATTAGTTCAAATGCCACGTCATTTAGTTAACGATAATAAATCAGAAACCTGTTCTTACGGTTTACATGTTGGCTCAATTGAATATGTTCGTAATTTCTCTGGTAATCAGATTGTAAAAGTATTAGTTGCACCAGCGAATGTAGTTTCTGTTCCAACAGATTATAATGGGCAAAAAATGCGTTGCTCTGAATATTTTGTTTTAGAAACTTTAGACTATGATATGAACACTTTAGTACATGAAACTAATTGTTTACGTGTTGCTACAGTTAACCGTGAAGGTTTATATTCTGTAAAAGGTATCGAATAATAATGTAATATAAAGGGCTAGATGCCCTTTATTTGGAGTACAAATGATTACTAAAACAGATTTATTTTTTAATAAGTATCATGAACGTTTAAAACCGTATATAATGCCAATTAAATAGTTCAATAACTGTAGAACGTCTGGCGCATTGCATTATTCTCATCCAGGTGATGAAAGATCCGTTTAGGATAAAATGCTTAATATTAGTATTGGCGAAACTGTTGAAGATTATTTTATTAATAGATTTGATGATTTAAAATTAAACGGAAACAAACATAATAAAGAAGATCTACATTCTTATTAGTATGATCTGTTTGATATTCAAAACAATCTAAGAATTGAGGTGAAAACATATTCTAGTAATACGATTTCATTTACGATGAGAAATAATAAAAAATGGTCTCCAAGACCTGGCGCATATCATCAAAGATGTTTAGACCTAACTCATCCTATTAATGGTTCTGCTGATATTATTATTTTCTGCCATTATGAAATGCTTAATGAATTTGAAATTAAAATTACACCAACTTTAATCATTGATGCTGAACTTCATATTCTTGATAAAATTGGCAACAAAACATTAAGTCATAATACATATACAAAAAATGGAAAGTTATATGTAGGCGCAAATTGGATAGGATGTAATACAAATTAGGTAAACGTACATAATAAAGAAGGCGAAGGTATTAGAAAGCTATGACGAACAAAGACCACAATAGATTATTATCTGACATTATTAATACAGAAGGATTGGAGTACGCGATGTACACGATTGAAAATCGTGCAATTCCTTCAATGATAGACGGTTTAAAACCAGTACAAAGATTCTTTTTATATTCTGCGCTTCAAACTGCAAAAGATAAATTTAATAAAGTAGCATCTATTGGTGGTCGAGTTTCTGAATGGGGATATCATCACGGGGAACAAAGCGCATGCGAAGCTGGTATTTTAATGGCTGCTGATTATTGTAATAATATTACATTACTTACTGGTGACGGCGCATTTGGTTCTAGATTTATTCGTAAAGCTGCTGCTGCTCGTTATATCTTTGCAAAAATTTCTGATAATTTTAATAAGATCTATAAAGATATTGATATTTCTCCGGCTCATGAAGATCCAGAGCATATTCCACCAAAATACTATTTACCATTAATTCCTTTTGTGTTAATTAATGGAGTAAAAGGTATCGCAACTGGATTTGCGACACAAATTTTACCTCATGACTATCAATCAGTTGCTGATAAAGTTAAAGAATACTTAGAAACAGGTAATATTAAAGAAAATCCACTCGTTAAGTATTATGACTTCAAAGGAACTATTGAACCATATAGCAAAATTGTGAACCAGAAGCTTATTAAAGGAGTTACTCTAACTGGTCTATATAAACTATCAGGGTTTACTTTAACAATCTCAGAACTTCCTTTTAACACTGAACGTGAAGACTATATTGCGTTACTTGATAAATTAGAAGAATCTGGTAAAATTGTTTCTTATACGGAAGAAATTAGTTCAGAAAGAGTTCATATTGTTGTTAAATTGAAACGTGATTTTTTAACAACAGATACAGAAAAAAATCATCAATTAATTTTAAAAGAATTTAAGCTACAAGAATCTATTGCTCAAAATATTACTGTATTAGATGAAAATAATAAATTGAAAGTATATGATGAGCCAAAAGAATTAATTAAGGATTTCGTGGATTTTAGATTAACGTATTTTGATAAACGTATTCAAAACAACATCAAAAAAGAAACTGATAAATTTAATTTAGCTACAGCAAAAATTATTTTTATCAAAAAGGTGATCGATAAAGAAATTGTTTTGGATAAATTATCAAGAAAGGAATCAATTAAACTTATTGAAAGTTACAATGAATTAAAAGATTATTCAGAAGAACTTATTAACATGAAGCTTTATCATTTAACAACAGATGAAGTTAAAAAACTGGAACAGCAGCAAGAAGAACTAAAAAAATCTTTAGATTATTGGAAAACTACTACTGCTAAAACAGAATATCTTAAAGACTTATAGAACAAGTGAGGTAAGTTATGAAATTATTAAAGAAAATTATTATTGCTATACTTTTATTAGTTGCTGGCGCTGGAGCATATGTTGGATATTATTATGTAACACATGATCAAGTAGTTTCTCCTCAAAAATACAAGGAATCATTAATCCTAAAAAATAAAGTGTATGAAAAAGATTTAGTTCAAAAAGAAGGCGTTTCGTTTACTACAATGGGTAAATGGAATTATTTCAAATCAGAATTAAACTGTAATACTGATAAATATATCAAAGCTTACAGACTAGGTGCTATAGATTATAAGAAATGTACCGAAAAAGAATCATTAGAATATTCACCGGATTTGAGTTATAGCACAGATAAATTAGACAGATTAATTGATGATGCAAATGCTTTTGATCGTTATGTTTCTAGCGGAGACTTTGAGAAAAATAAATTTAAAGTAAACACCCCAGAAGAAGTATTTACATTTTTAATTGAAGGCCATGATGTTGTTAAATCATTGTATTCAGACATGCAGTCTGGTAAATTAAGAACCAATGATAAATTTTTTGTATCACAAATTACATGCGATTTTGTTAATGCATCAAAAGCAAAAGAAGAAAATAAACCATTTAAAAATTGTGATTCACATGATGTATTTAAATACTATAAAACAGAACGGTATATGACACTGTTGCGTAAATTGGCAAGTATTTAAATGTATCAATTATTTGGAAAAAAGATTAAAGAATATAAAAAACAATTATTCGAAGAACAAAATGGTTTATGCAAAATTTGTAAAAGACCATTGAATTCAGTTGGTGAAGCTCATCTTGATCATGACCACTCTGTAGTTGGCGAAAATGCCGGTAGATGCCGTGGGTTATTATGTAGAGCATGTAATGTCGCTGAATAGAGAATGAAAAATAGATTTATTCGAGAAGGGTTGAAAGGCAAAGTTGATTACCCTACATATTTAAGATCGTTAGCTGATTATTATGAACAAGATTTTACTAAAAATCCAATTCACCAAAATTTTCCAAATGATTTTATTAAACATTATAAGCGATTGTAGTTATCTGAGATGAAGGATTATTATAATCAATATAAATTTAATTTACCAGATGGAAAAATTACAAAAGAAATTTTGATTAAAGATTTTTCCAAACAATTTAAGAAGTATCAGAAGTAGTTATGAGTTTTAAAAGTTATACATTGCAAGAACAAGAATTAATTAAAATTTTTAGATTAAATCAAGGAAATCAATTTTTATCTGATTTTGTTGAATTATTTGAAAAAACTCATTGGGGGCCTAAAACATTTGTATGTGAATGCATTGATAATGTTATTGTTAGTGTCGTTAATAATGAAGAAATTATAGGACCATCTTCTAAAGAAGTTTTTAATGAAATGAAAATGTATGCTGCAGGCTACGCGAATGGACAGGTGATGAATAATGAATAATTTAGAATTTTATGATAAAGTAAAAGCAGCTCTAACAGATAAAGAACTGAAACGAGAAGTTATTTACATGATGGCCTCAGAAGGCGAAACTACCGATGGTTCTGGTTTTATTAAAGAATATGGGTATTATGAAGAAGTTTTAAATTTGTTAATGGGTAGTATGTTGAACACATTATCAGACGATAAATCTCATTATGCTGATGACTATTTACCATTAATCAAAACATTTTTCTACGGTTATTTTTCTGGACAACAAAAGATGCTTAAAAATTCATCTGAATTTTATAAACCAAAACAGGGTTGCATGCCTGCAAATATTAGACTTTACGGAGATGTTAGTGAAAGTTAAAATTTATGGATTTGATTCGTCATTAAAATATTGTATGTATTGTGAAATGGCGAAAAAATTATGTGCTCGTAAAAAAATTGATTTTGAATTTATTTCTGTAATTAGAAAAGCAGATAATCAAGATGGGTACGAATTAATCCCAGAAATCGAAAGTGAATTGGCTAAATTATTAAACAAGTCAGAATTAAAAGGAACAACAATGCCTCAGATTTTCGTTGATGAAAATCATATTGGTGGTTGCGATGATTTTAAAAAATTTCTAAGTTAATTAGTTTTAAACAAGTCTTTATAGTGTAGTATTCATTATAAAGACTTTTCTTTTAGGTGATTTATGAAAGTTAAAATTTATGGATTTGATACTAGTTTATACCCATGTGAATCATGTTTAAGAGCAAAAGAATTTTTAGATTATTATAAAATTGATTATGAATTTCTTTCAGTTATTGAACGTGATGAAAATGGTAAATTAGTACATAAGGAGTCTGTTGTTAAACAATTAGAATTAGAATACGGTGATGATGTATCTGGTATAAGTTTACCTCAGATTTTTGTAAATGGCAAATACATCGGAAAATTTGCAATCTTTAAACAAAAGTTTCTTGAAGGAGTTTTTAATGGAACTTGATCTAACAAAAATTGATAAAACCAGTAAAGAATATAAAACAGCAGTTCGAAATATGATTAAGTCAGATTGTTTTGAAAGATATTCTGATGGTTTAGAAAATGGTTGGAAAATTTCAAATAAAGAAATTTCTAGTTTTTGCGCAGAATACAAAGAGTATGGTTCTGAAAATTATATCAGAGCAATTATTGTTCCGATGCTATTAGAAAATTTTGGTGATTGTATCAAATAAGGATAATTATGAAAACAATTAGTTATTATATTTCATTATTCATTCGCTGGCTTTTGTTCCAAAATGCAACGTTTGAAAATGTTGTTAAAGATTTAGACGAAAAGAATTTTTATATTTCTGGCAATTTTAATCATGCTCGCGATTTAGTACACAAAGATCAAACGTATAAAATTTGCGGTCTAAATCATTTTAAGCCATCATTTTTAAGTATTAAAGATCTTAACACTAACAGTATCGGGATTGATTCTGAATATATTCCATTAATTTATCGTGTGATTATTTTCATCAAAGCTAAAAAATTATACACTGAATTATTTTTCGATAAAGTTGAAAAAGATTTAACAAATAAAGAATAAACTATTTACAACAGATCTTAAATAGATTAATATAGATCTAAATTTTAGTAAATAGGAAACAAAAATGAAACAGATCAAAATCACAAAACAAGAATACCTTGACATCTTAAATGATAACTCTAAAAAATTAGTTGTTAAAAAAGTTAAGCAAGGTCTTAAATTTAAAGAAGTTATTTTTTCCGGTGTTGATGTAGTTGCTGAACGTGTAGTAACTGCTGATGGTGTTGAGTACTTTAAATATGCGTAAATTTTTATAGATTATTTTATTAGGATTAACATCAGCAAGCCCATCAATCGCTAAAGCAGTTGAGTGTCCTGATATTGAAACTTAGTTAAAAGTTGAAGTACAGTCTGATGATATTGTAAAAATTTGCAATGATCAGTATATTTAGTACTTTAGTAAAGAATGGAAAATTCCAGTTGCGGTTGTTGAAAAATTAGAAGAATCTGATTTTAAACAAAATAAAGCTCATAGAACAAATGATTTTAGATTTGATTCTAGACTTAGTTATAAAGATCAATTAAATCCTAAGCAATATGCTAAAAGTGGTTATGATAAAGGTCATCTAGCAGCATAGTCAGATACATCTGATTATGATACTGTAAGTCAATAGTACTTAATGACAAATATTGTTCCACAAGATCCTGTTTTAAACAGAACTACATGGAAAAATATGGAAACATTTGCAAAGGATTTAAGAAAGTCTAATTATCATGCTAAGTATGTGATTTCTGGTATTGTATTTGATAATTGTGAAATTCATAAAACAAAAAACGGAATGAATATTCCTGATAAAATGTTTAAAATCATTGCGCATGATAGAATTTCTACTGTATTCTTTATTGACAATATAAAACCTGAATAGAATAAAATTTTTAATTATGAATCTAATTTAGGTATTGTAAATTCATAGTTATGTAAAGTAAAAATTAAGTTTAATCCAGAATAAAGGTATTATAATGGCTTTGATAAACGAAATCGAAAAACTTGATGAAAAAGAACGTCAACAACTGTTTAATGATTTTATTAAACTTTTGAATAAAAAACGTGAATATCATGAAATCCCAGAAAGAATTGTGTGTTCAGCTTGTCAAGTTTTCGTTGATGAACGCGATGGTACTTTAGAGAACGGCGATTATATTATTCATGAAGTATATGGTTTAAGACACTATGATTCTTTTATGAATAAACAAATCAAAGAACTTGAGAAAATGTATAAACATGCTTTATTAGATTGGGAACAAGGATTCTTGACAAATAAAGGTCGTTTTGTTGGGCGCGAAGAAGCAATGAAAATTGCGAAAGAACAAAATCAAGTAATTCGTTTATCAGGGTCACTTAATTCTGATATCTTGTTTTCTGAGGATTTATATTAATGGCTGCAATTTAGTTAGATGGCGCAAGCACTACAGGACATGGAAATTTTCCACCAACAACATGTAAAGCAACTGTATAGAATGTTGTTGTAAATGGGAAGGCTCCATTAATCGATGGCGATCAAATGTTAACCCATTGTGATCCATCGCCATCATGTCATGACTCTGTTGTAATCGGAAGTTCAACAGTGTTCATAAATGGGAAATCTGCAATTAAAATCGGCGATTCTACTGCGTGTGGAGATGCTGTTGCGGATGGTTCTGGTAATGTATTCATAGGATAAAAATAAATGAAAAGATTAGAAAATGGCCGTTTTGAATTAACTGAAGAAGAATTGGTTAAGTTATTTGCGGCTGAAGCTGAATTAGAAGCATTAGAATGTGCTGGTGTCGATAACTGGAGCGGTTACGATTATCGTTGGGATTATCTTGAAGAAGATGGTTTTGAAACATTCCGTGGGTATGCTGAAGATAAAGTAAAAAATCTTTAATAATAGTTATATCATATAATTTTTTAATATTATAAAAATCGTTACTCGGTTAGATTCTGCGGTAACGATTTTATTTTTCTTAATTAATAGGAGTTCAAATGAAACAACAAAAAATTTCTGCTTTAATGGTTGCGTTATTAGTGTCAGCGGGCGTAATAGCAGAAGATCCTAGTTTAAAAAATCCACTCGTGTTAGATGGCCAAACCGTAGACACTCGTACTGTGACTGAACGAGAAACTTACAAAAATACTGTAGTTCCATCTGTAGTTGCAGGACCTGGCCATGTAGTCGTAGGTCAATCAAACATAGTAAATGCGACTGACGGTTCAACTACAGTAATCGGTGGACAAAACTTTGTAGCTGATACTGCTAAAGATGGTAACATTTTTGGTGATGGCTCTTCTATTACAGGTTATCAAAGCCAAGCGGGTGGAGATAACAACCATTTAATCGGCGAACAAAATAGTGCGTTCGGTATGAATAACCAAGTGAATGGTAATCATACACATGCTTACGGCGGTGGCAATAATATCACGGGTGATCAATCAACTGCGACGGGTCACTACAATTTAATTACAGGCCATAATTCAAGCGCATTTGGTTATGATAATAAAGCTCAAGCTAATGAGACCACAGTTGTCGGTCATCAATCTGTAGCAAGCGGTTTAAATGCTAGCGCTTTTGGCTCAAAAGCTACTGCATCTGGCGAATCTTCTTTAGCAATGGGTACAGGTTCAAATGCAACTGCTGATTCCGCCGTTGCAATTGGTAATGATAGTAATGCGACTGGTAAAAGTTCTGTTGCACTTGGCGAATCAACAAATGCAACTGGTGTATTTGCAACATCATTAGGTGATAGTTCAAGCGCGTTAGCAAATGGTTCTGTTGCAATTTCAGTTGATTCAAAAGCTAAAGGTGTTAACTCGATGGCTATGGGCCGCGAATCTTTAACCACCCATGATAACTCGGTTGCGTTAGGTTCACATTCCGTGTCTAAGTTAGAAAAATCAGTAACTACAGCAACAGTAGGCTCTAACACATATACAGGTTTTGCTGGCACAACTCCGATTGCAACAGTTTCTGTTGGCGATGAAGGAAAAGAACGTCAAGTTGTTAATGTTGCAGCTGGCGAAATCTCCGCTACATCTACTGATGCAATTAATGGTTCTCAATTATACGCAGTTGCTTCAAAAATCAGCGATGCTGCAAAAGTTCCTGTTGTAGAAGCTGGACAAAATGTTACTGTAGATACAACTACAAATGCAAATAGTCAAACTGTATATACAGTAAATGCAAAAGATTATCAACCAGCGATTGATGCACTTGAAACTAAAGTAACAACAAATACTGCTGATATCCGTTCTGCTGAAAAATTGATTGATAAAAATGCAAAAGATATCGCCGAAAACACTAAATACATCAAATCAGTTGAGCAAAAATTACCTGAAGTAAAATCTGGTGATAACACAACTGTTACATCTGAAACTGATGCAAATGGTAAAGTAATTTATACCGTATCAAGTAAAGATTATCAACCAGCAATCGATGCAAACACAGCTAAAATTGCTGAAGTTGAGAAAGAAGCTAAACGTCATACTGTTGTTGAAGCAGGTGATAATATTAAGGTTACAAAACAAGCCGGTAAAAACGAAGAATCTATTTACAAAGTTGAAACTGCTAAAGATTTAACTGTAAATTCTGTTACTGCTGAAAAACTTGAAATTAAAAATGGCCCAAGTGTGACTAAAGATGGTATTGATGCAAACAATACAAAAATCACTAATGTCTCTGATGGTGTTGATTTGAATGATGCGGTTAATGTTTCTCAATTGAATGGTGTTAAATTAAAACAAGCAGTTCAAGGTCGTAAAATTAAAGAACTTCAAGGTCAAACTGCTTTAGCCCATAAACGTATTGATACTTTAGATAAAGAAGTTCGTAAAAATCGTAAACGTACTGATGCCGGTATTGCTGGTGTAGCTGCAATGGCAAACATTCCGCAAGCATATTTACCTGGTAAATCTGGCGTGGGTGTAGGTGTTGGTTATAAACACGGACAATCTGCGGTAGCAATTGGTGCAAGTCGTTCATCTGATAACGGTAAACATATTGTGAAAGTATCTGTATCGTTTGATACACAAAAAGATACTACAGTAGGCGCCGGTTACATGTATCAATGGTAATTTATTAATAACTTGATTGGGGTTTATTAAACCCCAATTATAAACAGAAATCATTAAGGAATATAAATGAAATTATTAAAAACATTATTAATTAGTTTATCTGTTGCATTAGTTGCTGCATGTGGTAATTTAAGTAAAGTTACAAATGAAGGTACTTTAGCTGATGGCCATGAACTTGTTTGGCCGAAAATTGAAAAATCTGGATTTAATCATGATGGTTCACAATTTGGTACTTGGCCAAATTTAGATAATTTAACAGCGGTTGAGTTATCTGGTAAAGGCATGAACAAAGATCAATTACATAATTTATTAGGACGTCCGCATTTTGCTGAAGGTTTATTTGGTGTATCTGAATGGGATTATGTTTTCAATTTCAAAGAAAATGGTGTTCATAAAATCTGTCAATATAAAATCCTATTTGATAAAAACCATAATGCTCAATCGTTCTTTTGGAATCCAGTAAATTGTGGTTTAGATAAACAAATTCACGAAGTATCTGCTGACTTTTTATTTGGTTTTGACTCTTCTAAATTAACTGAACAAGGTAAAACTTACTTAGTTGAATATCTAAAACAATTATCAGACGCTAAATCTTTAACTGTAATTGGATATACCGATAAACTTGGCTCAGATAAATACAATGTAAAATTAGCAACCGCCCGTGCAGATTCTGTTAAAGAATTTTTGATTCAAAATGGTATCAAAGCAGATATTAATACCACAGGTTTTGGTAAAGATGAAAAACAAGTACAATGCGATAACTTTAAATCATCTGAACTAATTGATTGTTTAGCACCTAACCGTCGCGTAGAAATTATTTCTTACAAATAATAAATTTTTTTAAAAAATCTATTTACATCCTCATTTGTTCTTG